CGCTGCAGCTACAAAAAAACTATGCATATTTGATGCTTTTGAAATACATAATCGTATTATAGAAGAACAAAATATGTTAGATGAAAAACCTAAAGAAGTTAAAAAAGAAACTACGTTTCGTGGTTTTGCTGAAGGAAGATCTAAATAATGTACAGTCAAACACTATATAAAATATTACCCGATCACGTTAAACCTAAGATTTTTAAACGAATGAATAGGTATAAAAAATGGGAGTATGGATATAACGAAGATCACAATATGGTTGTTATATCTAAGAATGGACAAATAGGAGATATATACGAAATACAAAACCTAATAATAGCTTTACCTAAAGCTGAAGAAATCCATGAGTTCAAAGAAAATAGATGGACACCATTTGACTATCCTAAAGAATTAAAAAGAATTAAAACTGTATTCGACTGGAGAGATTATCCAGAAGAATTTAAAGAAAAATATTACGACTACATTGATAACGAGTTTAAACGCCGTGAAGAAGGTTTCTGGTATATCAATAAAGATATTCCTACTTACATTACTGGCACTCATTACATGTATTTACAATGGTCAAAAATTGATGTAGGTCAACCAGATTTTAGAGAATCAAATAGATTATTTTTTATATTTTGGGAAGCTTGCCGAGCGGATTATAGATGTTACGGTATGTCATACCTTAAAAACAGACGTTCAGGATTTTCCTTTATGGCATCAGGTGAATGCGTTAATATGGCCACGATATCAACAGATGCTAGATTTGGTATATTATCTAAGTCAGGTGCTGATGCTAAGAAAATGTTTACAGACAAGGTAGTACCAATATCTGTTAATTATCCTTTCTTTTTTAAACCCATACAAGATGGTATGGATCGACCAAAAACAGAATTAGCTTATAGAGTTCCAGCAAGTAAATTTACTAGAAGAAGTATTGTTTCTACTGATAAACCAGAAGATTTAGAAGGATTAGATACAACTATAGATTGGAAAAATACAGGTGACAATGCTTACGATGGAGAGAAGCTTAAACTTCTTGTACACGATGAGTCAGGAAAATGGGAAAGACCAAATAATATTTTAAATAATTGGCGAGTTACAAAAACTACTCTTAGATTAGGATCAAGAATTATTGGTAAATGCATGATGGGATCAACATCAAACGCTTTAGATAAAGGTGGTAGAAACTTCAAAAAACTATATGACGACTCAAATGTTAACAAAAGAAACGCAAATGGACAAACGCGTTCAGGACTCTATTCTTTGTTCATTCCTATGGAGTGGAATTACGAAGGATACATTGACTCTTATGGCTATCCTGTATTCGACACCCCACAAGAAAAAGTGTTTGGACCTCATGGAACTCCAATCAAGCTTGGGGTTATTGAATACTGGAATAATGAAGTAGAAGGTCTTAAAGAAGATCAAGATGGGTTAAATGAATTTTATAGACAGTTTCCACGTACAACAAAACACGCTTTTAGAGATGAATCAAAAGAGTCTTTATTTAATCTAACTAAGATTTATCAACAAATAGATTATAATGAGGATTTAAAAAATTCATTACAAATTACTAAAGGTAGTTTTTCTTGGGAAAACGGAATTAAAGATACTAAAGTTATATTCTCACCTAATAATAATGGTAGGTTTTTAATATCATGGGTTCCACCAATACAATTACAAAACAGGACTATAAAGAAAAACGGTAGAATATATCCAGGCAATGAACACTGTGGTGCTTTTGGATGTGATCCATATGATATATCAGGAACAGTAGACGGAAGAGGTTCTAACGGAGCTTTAAGTGGTTTAACTAAATTTAGCATGGAAGATGTTCCACCTAATCATTTCTTTTTAGAATATATTGCTAGACCACAAACTGCTGAAATATTTTTTGAAGATGTATTAATGGCTTGTATATTTTATGGCATGCCAATACTAGCAGAAAATAACAAACCTAGATTATTATATCATTTTAAAAGAAGAGGATATAGATCATATTCTATGAATAGACCAGACAAGAAACACAATAAATTATCTATAACAGAAAGAGAAATAGGAGGAATGCCAAATTCTAGTGAAGACATTAAGCAAGCGCACGCTTCTGCTATAGAATCTTACATAGAGCATTTTGTTGGAATAAAAGAAACGGGTTATGGAGATATGTATTTCCAAAGAACTCTTGAAGATTGGGCTCAATTTAATATAAACAATAGAACTTCTCACGATGCTTCTATAAGCTCAGGGTTAGCTTTAATGGCTTGTAACAAACATAGATATGCACCATCAGCTAAAATCCAAATAAAACCAGTTGAACTAGGTATTAAAAAATACGATAATAAAGGAACTACATCAAAGATTATAAGTTAAATGAATATATATACTAATAGCAATAGCGCCTTCCCTAGTCAAGTGGTTAGTGATGCAGAAAAAGCAAGTGAAGAGTACGGTAGTCAAGTTGCTATGGCAATTGAATATGAGTGGTTTGACCAAGGTAGAACTAACGGTAATAGGTATTTAACTAACTGGAATAACTTTCATAATTTAAGACTATACGCTCGCGGTGAACAGTCGCCTCAAAAATATAAAGATGAATTATCTATTAATGGTGATTTGTCTTATCTTAATTTAGACTGGCAACCAGTTCCTATTTTATCTAAATTTGTAGATATAGTAGTTAATGGTATATCTCAAAAAAGTTATGATATAAAAGCTTACGCTCAAGATCCAAGCTCTGTAAAGAAAAGAACTGATTACGCTTCTCGTATATATGAAGACATGATGGCTAAAGACTATTTAAAAGAATTAAAAAATTCTTTAGGTATTGATTTATATCAAAGTCTAGATCCAAGCGCTATTCCAGAGTCAGAAGAAGAACTAGAACTTCATATGCAATTATCATACAAGCAAAGTATTGAAATAGCAGAAGAAGAAGCTATATCATCTGTTTTAGCTCAAAACAAATATGATTTGATTAGACGTAGATTAAACATGGATTTAACTGTCTGTGGTATTGCTGCTACAAAAACAAGCTTCAATACTGCTGAAGGCGTTAAAGTTGATTATGTAGACCCAGCTTATATGGTTTATTCGTATACTGAAGATCCTAATTTTGAAGACGTATATTATGTTGGTGAGGTTAAATCTATAACTATACCGGAACTTAAAAAAGAGTTTCCAAGTATTAGCAAAGATGAGTTAGAAATTATTCAAAAAATGCCTGGAAATAGACAGTACGTAACGGGCTGGGGAAATTATGATGAGAACACTGTTCAGGTTTTATATTTTGATTATAAGACTTATCACAATCAAGTGTTTAAAATAAAAAAGACTCCACAAGGATTACAAAAAGCATTAGAAAAAAACGATGAATTTAATCCACCAGAAAACGATGGGTTTGAAAGAGTATCAAGATCTATTGAGGTTTTATATAATGGAGCAAAAGTACTAGGAACAAATACAATGCTTAAATGGGAAATGGCTGAGAACATGTCAAGACCGTTAGCTGATACTACAAAAGTAGAAATGAATTACGCTATATGCGCACCAAGAATTTACAAAGGTAGAATAGAATCTTTAGTAAGTAAATGTATTGGTTTTGCTGATATGATTCAATTAACTCATTTAAAGCTTCAACAAGTAATGTCTAGAATGGTACCAGACGGTGTTTATTTAGACATGGATGGTTTAGCCGAAGTTGACTTAGGTAATGGAACAAATTACAATGCTGCAGAAGCTTTAAATATGTATTTTCAAACTGGTTCTATAGTAGGTAGATCACTTACTCAAGACGGTGAAATGAATGCTGGCAAAGTTCCTATACAAGAACTTAATAGTTCTAGTGGACAAGGAAAAATACAAAGTTTAATACAAACTTATCAGTATTATTTACAAATGATAAGAGACGTAACAGGACTTAATGAAGCTAGAGATGGAAGCACTCCAGATAAACAAACATTAGTAGGATTACAAAAGATGGCAGCTAATGCTTCTAACGTAGCAACTAGACATATAAAGCAAGCTAGTTTATTTTTAACTCTTAGAATTGCAGAAAATATTGCATTAAAAATTGCTGATGCACTAGAATTTCCGTTAACTGCTGAGGCTTTAACTAATTCTATATCTAATTATAATGTTAATACATTAGTAGAAGTTAGTAGTTTAAATCTTCATGACTTTGGTATATTCTTAGAACTAGAACCAGACGAAGAGCAACAAGCTCAATTAGAACAAAATATTCAAGTAGCCCTACAGTCAGGTGGTATAGATCTAGAAGATGCTATAGATTTAAGACAAATTAAAAACCTTAAATTAGCTAATCAAATGCTTAAGATTAAGCGTAAAGCTAAAGCTAAACAAGATCAAGAGAACCAACAATCTAACATTAGAGCTCAAGCTGAGGCTCAAGCAGATTCTGCTGAAAAAATAGCAATGTCAGAAGTACAAAAACAAGAAGCTATTTCTGGCTCTAAAGTTCAATTTGAACAAGCTAGCAATCAGATGGAAATACAACGTATGGAACTAGCTGCTCAATTAGAAATGCAAAAAATGCAAACACAGCATCAATTTGATATGCAACTAAAGCAAATGGACATGGAATCCGTTGGTCAAAAAGAACAGATGATAGAAGATCGTAAAGATACTCGTATAAAAATGGAAGGTACTCAACAAAGCCAAATGATAGATCAAAGAAAAAATGATTTATCACCTATAAATTTCGAACAACAAGATGTGGCTGAAATAATGCCAACTATTTAATTTTTAATTATTTAATCATATTATATTATGTCAGAAGTAAAAACAAATGAACCTGTTAAACAGGAAGGAGACTTTAAAATAAAGTCTAAAAAGAAAACACCAAAAAATCTAGGATCGGTAGATAAAGAAATTGTAAAGGTTAACATTAAAGAACCTTTAATAGAATTACCACCTGATGTAACAAAGGTTACAATACCTAACGATGTATTAAAAAAAGAAGAAGATGCCATTCAAATCGGAGAAACAAAGGAAGTACCTGTGGAAAAACCATCCGGAAATAGCGCAGAGGTGGGAGAACCTATACAAGAGTCCAACAAGGATGTTGAAAGGTTTTCTGCGATCACCGAAGTTGAAAAACAAGAAGTAAAGCAAGTTACTAAAGAAGTAAAAGAAGCTATACGTGATGAAAAAATACTAGGTAAAGCATTACCTGAAAATATTGAAAAACTAGTTACTTTTATGGAAGAAACTGGTGGAACCATTGAAGATTATACAAGACTTAACGCTGATTATTCAAGCGTTGACGACAATACTTTATTAAAAGAGTATTATAAAAAATCAAAACCTCATTTAAACGAGGAAGAAATTGGATTTGTTATGGAGGATAATTTCCACTATGATGAAGACATGGACGAAGAGCGTGAAGTCCGAAAAAAGAAACTCGCTAAAAAAGAAGAGATTGCAAAAGCTAAAAACTTTTTAGAGGAAACTAAGGCAAAATATTACGAGGAAATCAAGTTGAGACCCGGAATAACTCAAGACCAACAAAAAGCTACAGACTTTTTTAATCGCTACAACAAGCAACAAGATGTGGCTACTGAACAACACGAAAAGTTTAAACATGACACTCAAGAACTATTTAACGAAGATTTCA